GGCAAATTTTGTTGCTGAATACTATGCTGTTGATGAGTACTGGGAGAGTGATTTGACTCAGCAAGAGCAATCAATGAGAGGTGGTGCTTTGCAGTTCACTTTGAGATTAATGGAGCATTTTTCAATTCCGGGTGATAAAATCGATTACTTTAAGAAGATGAAGCTTAACACGAAAGTTGGACGTTTCGTGTTGGCTTTACAAACTGCTTCAGGAGAAATATTCACATGGTTAATCAATACTTTAGGAAATGGGTCTAGAATTGCTTTAAAATACAATTTGAAACCTGGAGATCCTATGATGTTAACTGGTGATGATTCCTTAACAAATCGATCTTTGAGAGAAAGACCGGATTGGAAACAGTGGGAACCTTATGATTTTGCTACTGAAAAGAGTGAGACTAATCAAGGAAGAGGTACATTCGCTTCATTTGTTGTTAGTAAAGGAAGAGTTTTCAAGAATCCTGAGATATTATTAAGAAGATTAATGGTGGCAGAAAGTAGAGGGAAAATTTTGGATGTTTTACCTGGATATTTCTTAGAATGGTTATCTATTTATTCCTTATCAGAACATTTGCATGAATTGCTGTCGGATATAGAGATGGAAGCTCATAATATTCTTCAGCATTACTTCTTCAATTCAAGGCGAAGATTAAAAGTAAATGTGAAGTTCAATTGGGATAAAATAGTTGGTATTGATGAAGATCAAGTCAACTTGAAACCATATGAGGTGTTGTTTAACTATACAGAGATATTTTCAGAACTGATATTTCAAGAGGATGCGGACACAACCTATGATGCTGATGATGAATTTTAGCAAAAAGGAAAATTTTAGATCGTATACCGATCAATGTCCGTAAAACTATGTCAGAAATTGAATATAAGGCTAAACCTGATGATGTTGTTTCCGTTCCGGATCAACAGCAGACATCATTTCTGCCTATTCTGTTAACTAAAACTGTAAATGCAACGCCAAATCCACGTGATGTGAATTTGAATTTCAAAGGAGTGCTCTTGAAAAAGAAATGGTTTGTTAGTGCTGAATCAAAGACGCAGAGTGTTTCTATGTCTTTGTATCAAGCTTTTCAAGATGTGTTGATTATGAAAGGTCAAGTTAGGTATTATGATCTTAAAATTACGATCATTAGTAAGCCTACTACTCGTGGTAGTGTGGCTGTAGTTACTCATGCAGAGGGAGAACCTATTGGTGATGATTATTATGATTTGATGACGTGGCCAAATGCTATTGGTTGGACTTTTACTCAAGCAACCGCTGGTAATACTGTACCTATTAATGTTCCTGTAAATGAAGCATTAAGTGATCAGTTGTATCCAGCTAGCTCAATGATGCCGGCGCCATATTTGACGATACATCAAGATGATTTTCATGGGATGATCTTAGTTACAATGAAGATAGATTGTCAGAAAATGATTATTGATGCGGGAAATTTTTAAGTGGGGAGTCATCT